AAGATGACGAAGATGACGAAGATGACGAAGATGACGAAGATGACGAAGATGATGATGACGAAGATGATGATGACGAAGATGATGAAGATGACGAAGATGAAGATGATGAAGATGATGAAGATGTATTAACTGATAAAAAACTATATAATATCTTAAATACATTTTTTGTTGATGAATATGGGGTATCAATCGCAACATCAATGTCTAATATGACTTATGAGTTAAATAAACTAAATAAAAATCTAAGTAAATTATTAAAGAATAAGAAATAAATATTAAATGTATGAAAAAGATAAAGACTATTGGTTTTGTAAAAAATGTAATAAAAATATATTAAATTGTATTGATATAGATTTCCATAATAATAGAGAACATCCCTTATTTGAAGACAAATATGTTAAATCTTGGTATATTAATGGTAAAAGAGGTTTGTCTCCTTATGATTAAATAAACGTATTCCATATTTTTTTTTCTATTTTATGATTAACATTTTTATCATCTTTGAGATATAATCCATATCGCCCTATATGTAATTTATAGGGCATATTTAAATATACTACGTCTTTTGGTAAAGAAGATAGAAATTTTATATCTGTACTATCTAAATTATTAGCATCTTTTCCCTTCCATTTTAAATATGGTTCAATATTTGTATAGGTATCTTTAGATTTATTATAATAACATATACCATATCTAGTTTTAACAATGCCATCTTTATAATCTTCTTTATTTAATTTAATGTTTTTCTCATTTTTTTTTCCAATAGTATCGTCTATTCCTATACTTTTGAGGGATTTTGAAATTTTATTATATATATCATCTAAAATTGTTTTTTTATTATTTTTTAAATTTATAATATCATCTAGATCTTTTTCCATATTAGATGTAAATTTTAAATCACATAGATATGGTAAGACTTCAAATATATATTTAATTACTTCAATACCTAGTTCTGTAGGTATCAACAAATCCTTGCTTTTTCCTCCTAAATTAATAGTTTTTAATTCAGTATTTATATCATTACTCTTATATTTTTTTATGAAATTTTCTATCTTATATTCATGTTGCGGATTTGCACCAATAGTAACATATTTTTTTTCAATTAATTTATCTATAATAGATGCATACGTTGATGGTCTTCCAATACCTTCTTTCTCAAGGTGTTTAATCAATTGTACTTCATTATACATCGTAGGGACATTATTAATACTTCCATTACATTTATATTCGTAAGAATAACATTCTTCTTTCAGCATTTTCATAAAATCCTCTGTGCATTCAATTTTTTCATCGTATATTATTTTAAATCCTTCAAATTTCATAAAAGATTCTATGCAAGTAAATTCGTAATTATTTTTATCTGTAGTAAATTTGCAACAAATATCAACATATTCAGCATCACTCATAAGAGATGCAATCGTGCGTTTTCTTATAATATCATACAACTTATTATGATTAGAAGTATTATTTTGAAAATTACAAGTAGTTATAACAGGATTTGTTGCGCGAATAGCTTCGTGCGCTTCTTGTGCGTTATTAATATTTGACGAATATGTGCGATATTTTGCATAAGAACTATCGTAATTACATTTGATATAATTTATTATAGTACTTTTAGCTTCTTTACAAATATTTGTAGAATCTGTGCGAATATATGTAATAACACCATTTTCGTATAATTCCTGAGCAAGTTTCATTGTTATTTTCGCACTCCATTTAAACTTATTATAACATTCTTGTTGTAATGATGTTGTTGTATATGGCGGAGGAGGTGAAACAAAGCGTTTTTTCATTTCATATGAAATAGTATATTTCACATTTGTTTTAAGTTCTCCTAGAATTTTTTTAATATTGTTTACATCTTCAATATTTTTAGGTGTTACTAAAGTACTTATTAAGAATTTTTTCTTATCTTTATCAAAAATAAATTTGCAATCTATATTCCATACTGGTTTAATTTCATTATTCAATATTTTATTTCTCTGATTTATACATATAATTAAAGCAGCATTTTGCACTCTACCAGAACTCAAATAATTTTTATTAAATTTAGACCATAATATAGGAGAAACCTTGTATCCGATCATTCTATCAACTATTCTTCTAGTTTCTTGCGCATTTACTATATTCATATCAATATCTTTTGGATTATTTATAGCGTTTTTAACAGCATTTTCAGTGATTTCATTAAAAGAAACTCTATAACATTGTTTATTTTTTTTAATTAAATCGCGAATACTATCTTTAATATTATATGCAATAGTTTCACCTTCTAAATCTGGATCAGTCGCTATATATATAATATCAGATTTAGAAACATATTCTCTAATATTATTGATAATTTTCGGATTTGTTTTTATATATTCTAAATCCCACGTATTTGTATCAAATCCGATTTTATCTTTTGGAAGATTATATACATGCCCTGAAGAATGCGTAACTATAAATGTAGGATCATTTAAATATTTTTTAATAGTATTTGTTTTAGTATAACTTTCTACAATTAATAATTTATTCATATGAGATTAGTATTGAATATTTATAAATTATAATATCATTTTTTTAACAATAATTACTATATTATAATATTTATATTTAATAATGGAAAGTAAGATTAAAAAATATACTCTAAAAAATGGTATTAAAGTTATTATAGTTCCATTAAAAACAAAAATGACATATATATCTATGTCAATATTACTAGGTTCTTATCATGAAAAAAAAGGAGAGGGTAATTTAACGCATTATTACGAACATTTATTAGGAAGATTAACTTCAACAAAATACAAAGATTATATGTATGTTGGAAGTGAAATAGTAAAACGAGGTGGATTTACAAATGCGTTTGTTAATAATTATCAGTTATGTGTATTTATAAAAGGATTTTATGAAGATTTTGAGTTTTATATAGATATTTTATCAAATAGTTTAAATAAATTTTATATTGACCCGAAAATTGCTAATAATGAAAAAGGCGCAGTAATGCAAGAACTTAGAAATACAATATCGCGAGAAAATTACGATTTTGACTTTTCAATTTTTAAATACTTATATCCAAAATATTATCATTTAGAGGACACTAAAAAAGATATTAAATATGTTAAAAATTATAATATAAAATTAATTAAACAATTTATTAAAAACAAAATATTTAATGAAAATATTGTTGTTAATGTTTCTTGTCCTGAAAATAAGATTAAAAAAACTATGAGATATATAAATAAATATTTTGGAATAATTAAAAAAAAGAAAAAAAAACGAATAAATTATCCTGTTCTTAATATAAATAACAATAAAAGAAAAATAATTCAAATAACTAACAAAAGAACTGATGAAAATACTATAATTAATATATATACATTTATGAATATTAAATTCTTCTCAAAGGAGCATTTGATAAATGATTTGTTAGAAAAAATATTATTTAATTTTGAATTAGGTGTATTTTATAGAGAACTTAGAGAAAAAACTGGTCTAATATATAGTATAAAATTATATAATAATATTAATATTAGAAATCCAATTGAATCCTATTGTAATATTGTTACAAAATGTAATTTAAAAAATGTTCCAATAGTAATATCAAAAATAATAAGTATTTTAAAAAATTATAAAATATCTGATGAAGAAATAGCATATGCAAAAAGAAGTATAGATGCCAACGATGAATACAATAAGTTTTTTGGATTAGAATCTTATAACAATTATGAAAATATGTTTTTATTATATAATATACCTTATAAAAGCAAAAAAGATTTATCTAGGGCATTTCAAAAATTAAAAAATAGCGAAATCCGCAAACATTTTGAATCGTTTAAAAATAAAATTATAAAGACTAGTTTTATATTTTACTATTCTTCTAAAAATATAAACAATAATATTAAAAATGCGATTGATGATAAAATAATAAACTAACAATTATATAGAAAATGAATACAATATATTTCTATGTATATTTGATAGCTCTAATAATAGCAACTACAATATTTATATTATCCAGATGTGTTTTTGATTATCACGATATGGATATATTTTTTTACCCTAATCATAATAACAATATTTTTGAAAATTATATATATTTAATATCTCATATAATTGTTAATTTCTTACTAGGTGTATTTTTTGGATTTGAAATAATAAAGGGTATGATATTAAAAATTATATTATTTGAAATGATGTTGTTCTTAACCGAAAGATGTGATGTATTTTATACAACAAATATATCATCTTTAATAATTATAATAATTATTTCAGTATCATTTTATACCATAGGAAGTTTTGCAAAAATTATATTTGATAAATAATAAAATTGAAGCATCTATCTTCAAAGATTTAAATGTTATTTTTACTATCAAATAGAAGTTTGTTTCCAATAGGACAATTTATATTAACATCTTTTTGATGACATCCGTCAATTCTAATAGCAATTAATTTATTTTCAATTTGTTTATAAATATATTCAAAGAAGCAATTTTTATGCATAATAGAGATTTTATGATTATTTGAATGTAATAATACCATACAATCTTTCCTTTTAATTTTATTAAAGCACATATAGCAATTCTTAGAATTCTTAGGATATTGAATAACAATCGGTAAATTTTTAATCTGCCATCTAAAAGGTTTTGAGATCATTCTTTCAATTCTCAAACATGCATATTTATTTATATTTAATACATTGAAAATTGCATTGTTTTTCATAAAATTTGAGAATTTTATACAATATTCTGTTCTAAAATTTACCATATCCTTAATTATATTATATTCTTCTTCTTTTTTTTCAAGAATATTCAAATTATCTAATCTTTCTATTCCTGTATTTGACGAAATACTAATCCCCTCTTTTGTCATAATAAAAGCGTTGCATAAGAAATCTAACTTATTAAAAGGGGGTTTAATTTTAGTATTAGTACAAGTTATTATAGTAAAACTAACATTTATTGTAATTCCTTCTCTGATATATGGAATATTACCAATTGTTAATTTGTAATTATAATAATAATGTAATCCAATACTATCATCTATATATAATGCATTAATATTTCCATTTTTAATATTATTAATAATATTTTTATATTCTATGCCAACATTAATCATACCAAAATCATTATTTATTAACTCATTTAACTCGCAAATCATTTTATCAGCATCATCTTTTTTATAAATACAAATATTGAAATCACTGGAATTCATTATTCTAGGCAATGTATCTTTATCAAATTGATTATTCCAATAATTTTTCAAACTTTGAAATTTTTTATAATATAGTGATTTGTAATATTCAATAATTATATAGTCTCTAACAAATCCGCCATAAATAATACCATTGTATTTATAAATGATATCAATAATTTTTGTATTCAACACATATTTGATATAATCAATATTGTATTTTATTGAATTATTTTGCACAGACATTTAGTAAAATTTATTGCAAATAATAGCAAATAATATCTTGCTTTTATCTATAAAAATTATTATTATTATTTTATATCAATTTTTAATTTTGATTAATATGTATTAACCGATATCGTGTTCTACTTTTGCTTTAGAATATTCATACATTACATTTTCAGCATTTGCAATGGGTAAAATAGCGTCTTTATTACTATAAAATTCAGGACCTTTTCTACTTTCGCGATTTATTAAAGTTCGCAGGGTATTAAAATCTTTAAGTTCATATTGTAACTGAAAAGAGTTTCCAGATAAATCAGTTAATTGCACAAATAAAGATGGTAGTATTTTATTTTTTCCATCGGAAGAATAAAAACTATTTGGGTATTTAAATTGAACATTTATATTTTCCGAATTATTTATCAATTTATAATTAGGGGTATTTTCAAAAGCGATATGTTCATTAGGGAATGGTAATCCAGATCCTGAATAATTTATCATTCTATCAATAGGATTAGGTGCTATAATAACAATTTTTTTATATTGTGTAGGATTTTTAATATACCCTGTAATATTTAATATAAAATTATTTAGTTTTACATTTAAAGATACATATTCATCATTGAAAATCATTACTTCTATTTAATATATATAGAATTATTTAATATTTATATCTGTACCCTTGTACTTGTACCTAAACCAAATTTATTTACTTCTATTTTTTCACAATATGTAGGGGTGCATTTTACAACATATCTTTCGGGATACATAGTACCATTTAGATTTGTTGGTCTAGTGCAAGGAGCGCAAGGCATTAAATTATTTTGTGCAGTTAATTTATTTGCCTCTATTATTTTTTCAGCATTATGTTGTAAATACATTCTACTTTCATAACTACTTTTAATCATATTATTTTTATCTAAGTCTGTCATTAAATCAGCATTAATAGCACAACGAGGTCTATAGTCAGTAAATGGTCTTCCGTCTGACATTTTTAAAGGGCATCCAGAATTATTTACACTAGAATTTGCGGAATTAATATTCATCTTTTTATCTTATCTATACAATTACAATATTTTTTATTTTTGTTTTTTATTATGTTCAAGTATTCGTGATATTAGAACCGCTTTTGTACCTTCAGTATTTAAAGATTTTTCTTTGCATTCTTCACGAAGTTTCTCTACATTCATATTTTTATATTTTTTCGTCAATGTTTTATCAACTTCATTTCCAAAAGTTATATCAGAACTAACTGACATATTATCGGCATCTACAATATCTTGCGGAGATGATATGGTTATTATATCTTGTATATTATCAGTATTTACAATACTTTCTTGCATATATTCTAATTTATCATTATTAGGATGATCAATCATATTTTCTTTTATCATAATTCCTGGGTCTATTTCCGTATTATCTTTAATATATTTAGTTATTGATATAGTTTCTGGTATATCTTTATCAATTTCGCCCGAATTTAAAATATTAATGTAATTTATTACATCTGTATTTTGAGGATGTTCATTTGGCAATAACACACCACTATTTATATTTGGCAATAACACACCACTATTTATATTATTTTTTATTTTATCTATAGGGCATTTATTAGAATTATTATTACAATAAGTATTTTTATCAGTACTATCTTTGAATATTTCGTTCATTACAATGTCAGCACTTTCTATATTTTTATTTATTGAATCTATTCTATCCGCTTTTTTTATAGTGTCTACACGTTTTTCAAGAATAAAAATATGTCCTTCTATTATTGTAATTTTTCTCCATAAAAACATTATTAAAAATATTAATAATCCAAATATGGCCATAGTTATATATGCTTGATCAAATAAAAATCCGTACATTTATTTATTAATATCCATACATATTTTGTTTTTCATTTTAATCGCATTGTCAATAATATCTTTAGGAAAATCTTTTATATCTAATAACTCTATTGCAATACATAAATACGAATGTCCGCGATTTATTTTATAAGGAAAATAATATTTATTGTCCATTGGAATAGCATCTACTGATAAATTAATAAATCTTTCTGGATATATTTCTTCTAATTTTATCAATTTATGAAAATGTGTTGTTATAATCAATGTTATACCTGATAATTTACTTAAATACTCTATAACTGCATATGCGGTAGACATTCCTTCTATAGGCGGTGTTGAATGCATTGGTTCGTCCATTAAAAATAAACCTCTATTGTTATTTTTATTAATTTCAACGGCAGTATTAATCATATTTAAACAATATTCTGCTTCTGCTTCAAAATATGACCTATTTCCTAATATATCGGAAACTCTCATAAATGAATTAATAGTATCATAAATAATCATTTTAGATTTTAAGGAATTTGTTATACCTATAGTTTGTCCCAATATTACATTTGATAATATAGTTTTTACATAAGTTGTTTTTCCTCCCGCATTAGGACCTGTTACTATAATATTCTTATTTAAGTTTATAGGATTAGCGATTTGAGAGTCATTTAATATTGGATTTTTTGCATTCCAAAATTTAGTTTCATCTTCATTGTATTTTACTGTAGACCAATTACTTTCTAATAATAGATTATTCAAAGAATTAATAACATCAATACCATATATAGTTTTTAGAAGAGAGGATAATTTATCTTTTAAAGTATCATCTTTCCATATTTTATAAATAGATGTCATACTATTATTTAAACGAATGTCATTGTCGTATGTACATACAATATTAAAATAAGGTTCTATTATATTTTTTGGTAAATTATTTACAATGTTTAATGAATGATTTACAAAATATACTAATCCTTCCATTTTAGAATGTAATTTGCTCTTTGTATTATAAAGAAATAGTGCAACTTCATAAGTTTGATACATATTATAAAGATATATTCCAACATAGAAAATTATTGAAATAAATTTCATTATATCTGTGCGAAAATTTCCAGTAGTTTTGCATAACATTTTTAGTATTTCTATAATAATTTTAATATATGATGAAAATGAAATATTAAGTTTCAAATATTTATTTAAGTACATATAAGGTGCTAAGAAAGTACTAAGAGGATATAATATAGATGTAATTGGAATTAAAAAAATCTTATATAAATGATATAAGTCTAATAAAGATTCTATATAATTAATATAATTTAATATAAATGAAGAAGGGAATAATATTTCGATAGAATTATTTTCAGTAATTTCTTCTGTTATTTTATAAATCCATAAAATATCATTTTCGTAATTTTTTAATATTTCAATATCTACATCATAACTTATTATAGTTTTTTGTCTTCTTTCTAATAATTCTTTATTTTTTATTGGATGTTTAATTAATTTTTCTATTAATAATTTACTACCATCAAGAATTGGAAGTGTTTTTGCCCAATTATCAATAGTTGTATCTTTATATACATCTTCTGATATATCTATTTTTTCTCCACTAATCATATTTTCATTTATTAATTTATTCAATATGTTCTTCTGTTTTTCTTTATCAAATTCAAATAATTCTTTGAAGTCTTGAATTAATTCTTCGTCCATTATTTATTTATATTATATTAAAAAATGATATAAAATCTCGCACATTAATAATTATAATATGAGTTGTGAAAATACCGATACTATATCTATATTTGATAAAGGAGTAATTCATATAATTGATAAAGAACCCAATGAAAATATAGGTGACGTATATAAGAGAGGATGGTATATAATTAATAATAAAGAACTAGACTATTATACTGCATATTCTTTATCTATTATGAATATTAATAAAAATAAAGGAATGATATATGATTAAATTATTCAAAAAAATCTTTACTTCCTCCACCTTTCATTGATTTTTTATTTACTCTTGTAGTTTTTTTTTCCTTTACAACCTTTTGTATTTTTGGAGACGCTCTCGGTGATACTTTTGGAGACGCTCTAGGTGCTTTTGGAGACACTCTAGGTGCTTTAGGTGATACTTTAGGCGATGCTTTAGGCGATGCTTTTGGTGATGCTTTTGGTGATGCTTTAGGTGATGTTTTTGGTGATGCTTTTGGTGATGCTTTTGGTGCTTTAGGAGATGCTTTAGGAGATGCTTTAGGAGATGCTTTAGGAGATGCTTTAGGAGAT